TTATAAATAATGTATTACTTCAAAATCGTGTTACATTTTCGTTATTTACAACCTGCTATAATTCATACGAAAAAATTATAAGAGCATATAACAGTATTAAAACACAAAGATATAATGATTGGGAGTGGGTTATTTTAGACGACTCGCCAGATGATAATCATTTTAATTTTTTGAGAAATATTTTTAAACATGAAAAAAAAGTTCGCTTGTATAAAAGAAGTGAAAATAGTGGAAATATCGGCAATGTTAAAAATGAGGCCGTATTACTGTGTAGAGGCAAGTATGTTTTAGAAATGGACCACGACGACGAAATTTTACCCGATGTATTGTATGACGCAGTAAATGTTTTTGAAAATGACCCAGATATAGGATTTGTATATATGGATTTTGCTAATGTTGCGGAAAATGGAGATTTTCGAAAATATTGTGATTTTTTTGGTAATGGTTATTGTGGTTACTATTGTCAAAAATATAATAATAAATGGTACTTTGTGGCTAGCACAGCAAATATAAATAATGTAACATTGACACATATTGTTTCCGTGCCAAATCATCCTAGAATATGGAGAAAAGATGTGTTAATTAAAATAGGAAATTATTCTGAATTTTTACCGTGTTGCGATGATTATGAATTATTAATTAGAACCGCCTTGTATACAAAAATGGCAAAAATTCATAAATTTGGATATATTCAGTATATGAATGATAATAATAATAATTTTTCATTAATAAGAAATTCCGAAATTAATAGACTATGTACAGACGAAATACGGCCACAATATTTTGATTTATTAAAGATCCATGACAAAATGGAAGAAATTGGCGCGTGCGAGGATTATAACGTGGTATGGAAACAAATGTGGAAACGAGAAAATTATCAACATAAATTTTGTAATAAAATAATAAATGTGAATCATAAAACACAATATTGTATATTGGGTCTCGACACCTTTTTTTTAAATGAAAAATATATCGTGGAACTTTATCAAAATCGCGAAAATGATTTTATACTATTGGATAATCAAAAATCATATTTTGATTTAATGAATGTATTAGATGAAAAAAAACTGGAAAATATAAAATGTTATGCCTTAGAAAATACATCAATCCATGAATTAATAAATTATTTTAAATTAATTTATAAAAGTTGTGATGATTATGTAATATTATTTCAAGAAGATATTATAAAGGAATAGCGCAACTCAAATCGCATGTCATACGAGAATCATTTATTTTACTTCGCAAAAGTTAAGGTAATCCTTATAAAAACAATAAAAATTAACGCTCAAAATATTCACTGATACTTTTCGCTGATACAAAAACTCAAAAAATTTATAATTTGTCCAGCAGAGAATTTATAAATTTAAAAATATTGCGACCGCAGTTTACCGTGATAATACTTGGCCTGATACTTTACTACTTTTAATTTACCCTAAAAAGTATCAGCGAAAAGTATCGCATTTTTTCCGGAAAAAAATAAAATTTATGGTAATAAACATTTATTTATTTTTTAAGTTGTGACCATAAAATAAAAAAATAAAAATTTTCAAGACTTTTTTTCACTTTTCAAATTTGGACAAAAATAAATGTCTAAATTCGATTTCTCTTTTTACTTTTGAAGTTTTTATTTAAAATAATTGAATATTTTCATTCCAGAATATAAAGAAATACGCACCCCGCCAACTGAGTCGTAATTTATTACTTTATTTTTCACACAGGTAGTAAACAAAATAATGAACATTAAATTTTACACCTCATTGTTCTTCTGTAAATTATTAAACAACCGTTTTATTGTAAATAAGTATTTAAAAGCATCCTCATAATGATAATCATAAAATTATGAAATACCCAAATATTATTTTTTTAAGGGATGAAGTATACAATTACATTGATTCGTATTTAAATGACAATAAGGATAACATAATCGCCACGCTTAATATTACATCTGATGTAAGCGAACTAAATAAATTATACGACCCTAATTATCAATTACTTATTACATTTGGAGATGTTAATAATTATATTGGAAAAGTCGAGTATATAATGTGTGACCGATTAAGAAAAAGATGGTTACATTTTAATGAATTAAAAGATATTCCCGCCTTTAATAGAGGCGTAAATTATTGTTTTATAAATAATGTATTACTTCAAAATCGTGTTACATTTTCGTTATTTACAACCTGCTATAATTCATACGAAAAAATTATAAGAGCATATAACAGTATTAAAACACAAAGATATAATGATTGGGAGTG